GGAGGGGGAGAGCTTCTCCTCAGCGGCCTGCCGTACACGGTGCCGAGGTCGGTCACGTCCTCCTCGGGCTCGTCCTCTGCCGTCCCTGCGCCCTTGTGCAGGGGGATGGGGGGGTTGCCGGTCTCGTCGATAAGGGCATCGTCCAGGTGCTTGCGCTGCTTGGGGGGGAGGAACTCCGGCGAGTCGTGCGGGTCGATATCGGGGACGATGAGGGCCCCTGCCTTGCCCTGGAGGCTCTCCGCCACCTGCTCCACCAGCTTCCTGTCCGCCTGGGGGCTCTGCTGGGTAACCTCGTTGACCGCCGACTGGGGGATGGAGGAGGAGGGCGGGGGCCGGTTGCCCTGGTCCTGCTGGTTGATTATCCCCTGGACCATCCGGTTCTGCAAGGTCATGTTCTGCGTTACCACCCCAGGGTCGGGCTGTGCGGGCGTCCCGGCACTGGGCCCGGAGGGCTGCCCGGCAGGCGGGGGGGTGACCGGGGTAGGCGTGGGCTGCTGGAACCCTGCCGGATGCGTGGGGTCCTCGCCGGGCGCAGGCTGCCCTACCCCGTTGGCGGTCCCGCCAAGGGGGGTGCCCGCCCCGTAGGACTTGGTGCTAGCGTTTATCCCCTTGACAATGCCATGGTTCCAGTTCTTCCCGCACCCGTTGCACTTGGCGGTCTCGAAGTCGGCAGGCATCAGGCCGTAGTCGTCGGAGCCGCAGTGCGGGCAGCGGGGCCTGCCCCCGGCAGCCCTGCCCATTGCTGGATGGCTCGGCCTTATCATCGTGACAAGGCTCCCGCCTGGGGACATGGCCTCCATGCTCGTACCCACCGACCACCCGGCGCCGGGCAGGGAGGGGTTCCCCCTGGCTATCTCGGGAGAGAAGAAGACATATGCGGGCATCCCGCCCGTGGATAGCTGAATCGCGGCCTCCATCGTGTCCTCGGGTATATCGCTGCCCTCCTTGAGGAACGTGGCCGTCTCCGGGTCGGGCTCCTTGGGCACGAGGAGGGGGTTGTTGGGCTTCACCCTCTGGGTCAGGCCGATGAGGGAGGCGGATATGCCCATCTCCCCCAGGAGCCCCCTGTCCTCCCTGGTGAACATGCCCGCAGGCCCGCTGCTCTTCCCGATTTCCTCCCCGCACCTCGCGCAGGACTCGTCCGTCTCCGTGAAGAAGAGGGGCTGGGGGACATGCTCGGAGTCCGTGGTCCAGGAGGAGTCGGTGCCGGGGGGAGGGGGCAGGATGAGGTGCCTGTCCACCAGCTCGTCGATGACGTCCTGGCCGCAGGCGGGGCAGTAGACCTCGGACTGGTAGAGGTAGGCATCGAGGCCTGGCGCGTCCTCCTTAAGCTCCTCCCTGAACCTCTGGGCGTCCGTGTAGGCCGCCCTGGCCGAGGACCGGAGCAGGGGAGGGGTGTCCTCCAGGTCCTCCATTACCTTGACGGGGGTCTCGGACACTGCCTTCTTGGGCTGTCCCCCCCTGGACAGGGGGAAGATAGGCATATGGGTAACCAGGTCGTCTATCTCCTTGGCTACCCTCCTGACGTCGGCCTCCGCTATCCTGCCGAACTGGGCGAGTATCTGGGCCGCCCGGAAGGCGGGCTCGGAGGGGAAGGCAGCCTTGCTGAGGGCGGATGCCTTCTCGAACTTGCACCCGAAGCCCCCCTTGTGCCAGTGCTCGTGCCACTGGTGCCCGCACGTGCATACGGACTTGTCCCCCTCGCTCTCCGTGAAGCCGTGGCACTCGCACTTGCGGGAGGCACGGCGGGCCGGGCCGTTCCATGCCCTCTGTATCCTGTGCTGCCTCTCGTCCTCGGGGGATACCTCCCGGCTAACACTGTACCTTTCCTGGCACTTGCAGGGCTTGCCCTCCCTGTCGAACCCTATGCACCCCCCGAGCCTGTGGAGGTCCTTGGGGCACTGGCACTGGGGGCAGGCGTCAATGGCCCCGTGCTTCCGGCCGCCCCCGAGGATGCCCTCTGCCTGCTCCGGCGTCATCCTGTCTATCTGCTCCTGGCCGTACCCCATGCCCCTCAGCCTGGCCTCGTCGGCCCTGGTAATCATGACCTTCACCCGCGTCCCGTGGGAGTGGAGCAGGTCGCTCAGGAAAGTGACCCCCTGGCCGCACTCGGGGCAGACCGTGTCCCGGTTCCTCCTTGCGGGGGAGACGGTGCCGTGGTCGCGGCACGTCGGCAGGAGAGCACCGTGCTTGGTGCCCTCGGGCTCCGAGCCCTTCTCCCCGAACGGCATGTTGTACTCGTCATCGCTCCCCGGCTTGGCATGGTGCTGCCTCGTGGCGAAGGCGGGGTCGTCGTAAAGCTCGGACTTGTCGAACCCCCCTACCCCGCCTCCTGGGGTGGGGAGCAGGGTGCCTTCCTTGGGTACCAGCAGGGGCGAGTGCGGCATGGTTCTCCTCAACTAAAGCAGCGCATAGCGGTTTTTCGGGTATTCTAGGGGGTAGGGACAGGAGGGGAGATGGGACGCTTTATAAGGCGGTGGTGGATGCTGATGCTTGCGGTCGTGGTATGGGCGGCAGGGCAGGCGGTGATATACCGCATGGAGCGGTACCCCGCCCCGCACTTCCCGTGGTTTAGGTAGCCCGGCTGGCCTTCCATTCCTGGATGCGGTCGTCGATGGTGTCGTACCCGAACTGCTTGCCCGTGCTATGCACCCATCCCAGGAAGGCACGGGCCTCCTTGGCCTCCTTGCCTGTAAGGGATTCCTCGATGCAGATTAGGGCCTCGTCAGGGTCGTACGTCCCCGCCTGCTTTACGCCCATGAACAGCAGCCGCTTCGTGGCTTGGTTCATCTTTTTTGTGCCTCCTACCTCTCGCTCTGCTGCTTCTGCCTCACCAGCTCGCTCACTGCGGCATCGAGCATGACGTCTGCCAGCCTGTCCAGTGCCCGGCGGTCCCTGGTCAGCCTTTCCAGGTCGTTCCATGAGAAGGGCCGGGTGGTGTCCTCCAGGCGGTTCTTGAGTTCGCCGAGGGTAGAGTGCCACTCTATCGAGCTGCACTCCTCGGGGCCGTTGATTGCCAGGTATGCCATTCGTCCTCCCTACGCCTGTTACTGCAAACTGCTCGAAGGTCTCGACAAGGATGGCGTCAGGGTGCTTGTGCATCACGAACGCCGCCACCTGGGCACGGCCGGAAACGTAGCCCGCATGGTTCTTTAGGGGTATGGTAAGGAAGCTGCCGTCCCTCATCCCCGGGGTCCGGTAGATGACGTTCTTGCCGTGGAGGCGGGCGAACTGCGCCCGCTGTGCCTTCTCCGTCGCCCACCTGTCTGCCGCCTCGTTGACGAGGTGCTCAAGGTCCTGCTTCATCTCGAACGTGTCGGGGCCGACACCGGTCACGACTTCCGGGGGGAGGCTGAGGCTGGCGATGTACTGCTCCACCTCGTCCCGGCGCTCCCGCGCCTTCTGTGCGGCCTCTCCCGGTGCCGTTGCGGGGTTGTACGTCCTGCCCAGCTCCGGCTTGGGGTCATAGATTCTCCACTCGAAGCGCATCCCGCCGCCGTTGCCGTCATCGAGGCAATACCCGACCTTCTTGCCGTCCAGGTAGAGGTCGGCGTCCAGGGTAGACCCCTCCATGCCACGGTGCGAATTGACGTTGGAGATTGCGAGGCGGGGTGCCTTGCCTATCGTGAGGGTCTTTGCCATGCGGGTGTATCCTCCCAGGTATAGTATACATCAGGATACACATCAGGCGGCAGGATTATGGGCGATGCGGAACTCCAGCCCCAGGGCCTTGGCACGCCCTAGGCACTGCTCCCTGCCCTCCCTGCTGGTGACGGAACCGGGGCCGCCGTCGGTGGGGTCGGAGCAGAACATGGCCTGGAACGTCTTGGTCAAGCCCTCCTTCTCGAAGAGGATGAAGACCCTCCTGCTCCTGGTGTTGTAGACCAGCCTCCAGCACTTACGGGACGGGGACACGTTCACCCAGGCCTGCTCGCGGGTTACCTTCCCTGGCATCCGTACATACCTCCGCAAAGGGCTCAAGCACTGGGGCTTAATACTGATTTTAGGATATGGTGTAGAGCAAGCTCTGGCCAGTGGCATCGCCCGGCCCGAGGCCCGAGTCGAGGAACTCGCCGTACACCGTGCCGGAGCAGTCGAAGATGTCGGTGACGGAGATGGTCACGTTCTCGTTGACCGCCGCCGTCTCGATGACGTACCCCGTGGTGTAGTTGCTAATCCAGCAGCCCTCGTAGATTGTGGCCACCGCGTAGAGGCCAGGGTTGCCGAGGTTGTTGAACCCGCCCTCGTTGGGGATGTCCGCCTTTGTCAGGTCGGGCGTTCCGCCGCCCACGCCGGCCGCGTTGCTGGGGTCGGTGGAGGCCAACTGGCTGAAGACAATCTCGGTCTTGATGTCGAACGGCCACCTGTGGTGACGGATGGAGCGGACGCCGCCCGAGACCCCGGCCTTGTAGCCGAGGACCTGCATGATGTTGGCGAGGTAGAGGCATGTGCGCTGGATGGTGATGCTCAGCGGCTCGGTGACGCCGGGCACCAGCTCGGCAACCTGGTCGCCGTACCCGAGCCCGCGCACCGCCTCGACCGTCCTGGTCTCGGAGATGTTGAACTGGGACGTCACCCCGAGCTTCACGAACTTGCCGACGCCGACGATGTCGGTGAAAATCTTGAAGCGGGACGAGATGACGGACTCTGTCTGGGGGCTCGCCCCCTGCTCGTAGATGTAACCACCCTGTGCCATGTTTCCCTCTCCTGTCTAATCAAAGCCCCGGAAGTCCTTTTGCTCGCGGTTGCCTACTCGGCCCCGGCCAGCACCAGGCTGTCCAGCAGGCCTCCCTTCTTCTTCGCCTTGCCCTTCGCCTCGACGGCATCGGCCTCGGCCTTCTCCTGCATGTCCTGCTTTCCCAGGACCTTGGCGGCGTTTCCGAGCAGGCCGTACGCCCGGTATATCGCCTCTACCGCCTCCCGGACAGGCCGGGAGTCGTTGGCATCGCATACCGCCTTGGCGTCCAGGTACATCTCCTTGAGGCGGTCGGCCAGGGTCTCCACCTTCTTGAGCGCCGTGCTGGCCTTCATGGGGTCCGAGGCTGCTTTCTTTTCCTCGACTGGTGAACCGCCAGCATTCCCCTTGGTCCGGCATGTCGGGCAGTACTTCTGCCAGAAGCTACGCAGTGTCTTCGTGTCCCGCGACTCAGGCTTGGACTTGTCGAACTGCTTGCCGCAGTCGCGCCCGATGCAGGTAGACTCGGCACCGAGCTTCTCCGGGAGGGTGGTCTCGGGGCGGTCCAGCTTGGCAGGCTTCTCGTCCACCTTGCCGTGGGCCTCCTCGACCTCCGGGGTCCTTCCCCCGGACTCCTCGATGTCCCCGGTCTGCTCGTGGACGTTAATCCACCAGCTCCCCTCGGCGGCCGCGTCCTTGCGGACGGCGACTACCTCGAAGGCGCTCCCCTCCTTCTTCTTGTTGTGGATGCTCCAGGCAACGGCATAGGGCTCGTCGATGCTGGGGTCGTCCTTAAGCTCGTGCATCGTCTTCTCGCTGATGTCCGGGGGGGTCACCGCCTCCTTCTCGAAGGAGGCGATGTTCAGCCCCCCGAGGCAGAAGCGCTCCATGTTAGGTGCCATATCGTTGCCGCTGCGGCAGTCGCACGCCTGTCCTTCCTCGACATCGCTGCCGCACTCGGGGCAAGGGTTGTAGCGTACCCACTCCTGGCGCTCCGGGGACCAGGTCTTGCCCTCGTTCGGGCAGCCGGTCTCATGGCAGTTGACGCCGTTGATAGCAAGCATCTCGCACTGGTTGCAGGAGGGCACGTTGAGGTCGGCCATCTCCATGTCCTCGCCACTCCAGGCCTTCTTGCCCGATGCCGCCCTGGAGGCGGCGGCGGCAGGCGCGGTGGCGGGTGCCTCGGGCTCGGCGGGACGCCCCTTGAGGAGCGCCGTGGCCGCCTGGATGACTGCCAGCAGGGCCTTATCGTTCAGCAGGTCGTTGACGGCAGCAAGGGCCTTTATCATCTTGGCAAGCCCCTCGCTGGATATCTGGGTCAGGTCAACCATCCCGCTGCTGCGCTGGGCAGGGGGGGCGGCAGGGGCAGGAGGGGCCGCTGGCGGCACGGCCGGAGGAGCACCCGCTGCGCCCGGCACGGGCTGGGCAGTCTTGGACTTGGCTGCCAGACGGGGGACCTCTGCGGTCTCCGGGGGCTTGGCCTCCGTCCCGTCCCGGTCGGTGACCCAGGGGTCGGCCCCTGCGGATGCCAGGGCTGCCTTCTTGCGGCGGGCTATCAGGTTCGACTTCATCTTGGCTCCTCTAAATGTCCACTGGCGTCAATGGTCCTGGAAGCGGCTGGTTCCTGAGCGCCGTCAGGGCCGCGGTAATCTCGTTGAGCATCGCCGAGTACCAGATGTCCAGTGCGGCCGCCGGATAGATGGTGATGCAGTCCAGGGGCCCCTGCATGCCAGCAGGGGAGTTGGGGTTGCACCACGGCGTATAGGAGTGTACCGGGCTGCCCACCGGGGCCGGGGTGGACGGGAGCGATGTCATGAACCTCACGGTGTTCGATGACATCTTGGTCGTAATCCCAACGTAGAACTCGCTGGTAGGGAAGGTAAAGCTGAAGGTGGCCGGGGGGCTGGCCTCCGGGACCGGGCCCGTGAAGGTGCCGTTCCCCACCAGGGATACCTGCGGGTCCCCGTATGCCGCAATCAGGGCCTTGTCCGACAGGTCCGTGGTGTCGCCGATGAACAAGGCCTGGAGGCGGACGCTGATGACGCCGTTTGCCTGGGTTACGACCGGGTTTATCTGCATTCTGCCGCCTTGTCGCTATGGGGGGAAGGGTGCTGCCCCCTCCCCCCATGTCCTTCCCTTACAGGGTCGTGGTCACGGTGAAGGTGACCGAGATGTAGAGCAGGCTGAACATCGGCTTGAACGTGACAGTGACGTCCACCGTGGTCGGGTCTGTCGGGTCCGGGATTACGGTGAGGTCCTTGTAGCCGGTGATTATCTCGTTGTTCACGAGGGATACCAGCCTGGCGTTGCACACCACCGCGATGTCCGTGGTCAGGCCGTCCACCAGCTTCCTGCCGATGAACTGCTGGAGGTCCGCCCTGAACTGCTGGCAGACGTAGTCGGTGACCGTGGTGCAGGTCGGCTCCGAGGTGATGGGGTTGCTCGGGTCGGTGCTCTTGTAGTGGCGGATGTAGAGCGCCCCGTTGTTGTTGGTCAGGCAGATGAGCCCGTTCGATGCCATCAGGTTCATGGTGGTGTCGTCGTACTGCACGAGCAGCCTGCTGAACCCGACGAGGTCCTGGTTGGTCAGGGTAGTGGCCACGTCGTTGGCGGGGTTGGTGTTCAGCCCTGCCATGGCGGCTGCCATGAACTCGCCGGACACGGCGTACTCAAGCTGGATGCCGCTCTGGGAGTCAGTCAGGAGTATCGCCGCCGCAGGCATGCCGATGGCCAGCATCCTGGCGTTCTTGAGGGACACGGCGTTGGCGCTGGCCTGGGCCGAGGTGGTAGTGCTGGAGTAGCCCACGAACCCGATGGCCTCCCCCTTGTTCCTCACGTTCGCCTGGGTGATGAGGAAGCGGCTGAGGAACTGGTGGACCGAGGTGCTGGTGCTCAGCGGGACGATGACATTGGCCTTCTGGGTGGTGCCTGGGAGCGCCGTGGCGAGTGTCTGGATGGCCGCTATGAAGCTGGCGTCCGTGGCAGTGCCTAGCCCCGGCTGCTTCGGGACCTGGATGCAGCCGAACTGCTGCGCCCCGTTCTCGGTCATGAGCTGGACGCCCAGGCTGAGGCGGTTGACGGTAGTGGGCTGCCCGTAGGCCGAGTAGGCCTTGCTGGCGCTGTCGTACAGCGTGATGGCCATGTCGGCGGGGGTCTTCTCGGTCTGGAAGGAGACGTAGTAGTACTCGCCGATGGCCGGCTGGTTGCCGGAGTTGTTGAAGGTCTGGATGATGGCGGTGTCGCCGGTGTTGGCACCGAAGGTGGTGACCACCGTCGTGTTGAGCCCGGCGATGCAGACGAGGTTGTTGGGCTGGGCATCGCTGTACGGGAAGTAGGTAGACCCCGAGTAGCGGACCTGCTCGCTGCTGACCTGGAACACCAGGTAGTCGCCCGGCTCGAAGGTGTAGGGGACCGGGACGCTCTGCCACCCGTAGTCCGGGACGGCATCCTGCGGGCTGACGATGGTGAACTTGAGCCCTGTGTTCTCGTCGATGTAGGTCTGGTCGAGGTAGCCCTCGCCGCTGGACCCGTCCGGGCTGGAGGAGGTGACGAGGTAGCGGAGGGAGTATGGCTGGGGGTCGGCCGGGTCAACGCCGCCGTCCAGGTGGACGGCCGCCGCCGTGCTGATGGTGCCCACGGTGACAAGCTGGGCCAGGACGGTGCCGAAGGTGGTGGTGATGCCCGAACCGGCCAGGGTGATGACCTGGTTGGTGGTGGTGACGCCGTTGAAGGTGATGGCGTTGCCGACCTTGGTGATTCCATAGGTCCCGGTGGTGTTGAACGCCACGCTTATGGCATTGCCGCCGACTCCGGGCGTGGTGCAGAAGAACAGGATGCCCTGGGTCGTGAGGTAGGACTGCGCCCCTGGGTCCACGTCACGGGTATACCCGTCGTCCTGGAAGGTCAGGGTGACAGTCTCGTCCACCTCGCCTGGGGAGTCGTACAGGTCGGGGAAATTGTAGGGCCAGATGATGCCCTGCTGGGCGAACTCGCCGCTCTGGTGGACGGAGCTTGCCCCGGCATTGAACGATACGACCGGGAGCACCCTCCCGACCTCGTCGTTGATGGTGTAGGTGCCCTGCCCCGAGATGCCGGGGTTGGAGACCTTGACCGTGTAGCTGTGGTCGTTCAGGGTGCTGCGCCAGTAGGAGGCGTAGACGTTCTGGCCCAGTAGGGGGGGCTTGTAGAGGGTGAAGTGCCTCGTGCTGCCGGAGAGGGCTATGACCCGCTCGGACTCGCCGGGCAGGTAGTTCTCCAGGGCCTCCACGGGGTTGACGCCGACATAGACCTGTATCTTGGTCGGGTCATCGGTGACGGTCCCAGGGCCGTTGCCCTGGCCGGTGCCGTCAGTCGGGTTGTCCGGGAGCGTGAAGACTAGGTTGGAGCCGCTGCTGGCCCCCGTGCAGAGGCGCAGGAACACCCTCTCGTCCACTACGGTCGTGAGTATCTGGGTCGGCCCGAAGGGGGTATAGCCGGTGGTGGAGGTGCCGACCGTTGTCGCGGAGCTTGCGCCCCAGTTGATGGTGTCGTTCCCGTTGCCGTCCGTGCCGAGGGTATAGTCAGTATCCTCGATGAAGTCCGTCCGGTTGGGGCCCAGCCCTACCTGTATGACGGACGACACGTTGTTCGCCGGGATGATGTCGTAGGTGTTCTGGTAGGTGTTGGTGTAGTAGCTCAGGGTAAGCGTGCTGCCTGACTCCACGGGGTGGGTCAGGGTCACGAGGCCATGCAGGCCGTCCACTGCCCTGACCGGGTTGACGGTGGTGCTGCCATTGACCGTTGCCGTGACCTTGGTCGGGTCGGTCGTGACCACGCCGCCGCCGCTGCCGTCCACGATGGGGACATGCTCGACCTTGAACACCGTGTTGGTGCTGGGGCCGAACCCGCCCTGGAGCTGGTAGAGGGCCGGGTACATGTCGCTCAGGACCGGGGGGGAGCCTGCCAGGACCGGGGCCAGGGCGACCAGGGTTCCCGCGTCCAGGGTCGGGATGTTCATCTGGAGGAGGGCGTAGAAGTCCGCGAGGGTGCGCTTCCCGCCCCCTACCTTGGCGATGTCAAAGGTGATGGCATCCGTGCCCGCCCCGCCGATGGCCTGCGTGTCGAGCACGCCGGTGCCCGCAGGGGAGGACAGGGTGTCGTCAAAGACGTTTACCGTGACATTGCTGCCGGTCGAGCCGGGGAGAGAGACGCTGACAGGCACATAGTTGCCATTGGTATCGTAGACCTGCCATGCGGCATAGCTCGGGACCTGGTCAGACTCGTTCTCGTTGGTGATAGGAGTGTCGGTGCGCAGGAAGTAGTAGGTAATCTCGACGTTGTCGCCGGGCACCATAAGCTCCTGCGTGTAGAAGGCACCGGTCTGCCCCTTGAGGGAGATGACGGTGAGCGGGATGCCGTTGTCAGTCACCTGGAGGTACGCCGGGTTATCGGTAATGGCGGATGTCCCCGGCCCCGTGCCACCGGCATTGCCCCCCACTACCACCGGGAAGTAGGTGGTATGGGCCTCGTTGGTAATCTCGGTAATCTGGTCCGAGATGTTCTCGTTCACCACCAAGGGCTGGGCTATCGCGCTGGAGCCACGGAAAATCTCCACGTTGTCCTGCTCGAAGAACTCCTGGCCCTCCCCGATTATGACAGGGATGCGGGCGTTCCCGAAGAGCGGTATGCCTGCTCCGCTGATGACGACCGAGGTGTAGACCCCTGGGGGTGCGTAGGAACCGAAAAGTGCCATGGCCAGTTCTCCTTGGCGGCAGGGTGCCGCCTGAATCTTCTCTCTCTAATAGGGGGGCGGAAGTCAGTTTTCCTGCCCCGCCCCTGCCGGTATGACTATCGTGTCCTGGGCCTTAGGGGGTATCTCCAGCCCCCGGAGCCTTGCCCCAGGGACGGCCCGCCAGTCCTCGTGGGTGGTAGCGGACAGGGCCCCTGCCCCCGCCTCCTGGCGCACCCTGTTCCTCTTGCCCTGCCGGGCCTTAATCCTCTCCCAGCGCCTCTCGGCATCCGCCCCGACCTTCACGTCGAAGGCCGCGTTGGACATGCCCTCCGTGCCCAGGGAGGGTGCCCCCCGTAGCTGGTAGGAGCACGTGCCCCCGCACCTGGCCGGGCAGGGCCGGTCCTCGAAGGTAGCCGTCTTCATCGGCATAAGCTCCTCAAGGACTATGCTGCACTTGCTGCACCTGAACGTATAGACTGCCATCCTGCTTCCTCCCCCTGCCCTCGGGGCAGGGCTGCCTCTGCCGCAAGGCCGCCCCTACTAGAGATGGGTAAAAGTCATGTTTCGGCTACCGTTATCCTATGCAGGGGAGCAGCAATGACTACCTTGACGCAGGGGAAGAAGCTGGGGCCGGGAGACCTCGGCATCCTGGTAAGGGACTCGAACGGGGCGCTCATAGACCCCGCCATCATCGCCTTTTCCATATTCCAGGTCACCGACAAGGTGCCCCTGGCGGGGCAGCGGGCATACGACTATGACCTGGAGCAGCCCAACAGCATGCTGGTGCTGCCGGAGAAGGACCTCGTCCTGGCCAGCCCGCCCAAGATGGTGCCCTGCCGGGGCTCCCAGGGGGCGTACTTCGTCCCCATGGTAGTGCCTACCCTCTGGCGGGGCATATTCCGCCTGGTATGGTATATCGTGCAGTACCCCGGCCAGCCGGAGAACAGGGTGTTCGAGGACTTCATCGTCCAGGCCATCGACCCGGCAAGCTCCTCCTTCGAGGCACCCAGCGCCATCATCGCCCAGCGGCCGGTGACGACCAACAAGTATGCCCCGGCCATCATGTACGTGAGAGAGCTGCTCTCGGACACCAACCCGGACAGGGACTACCACTTCCGCCCCCCCACGCCCGGCAGGGTGGTGGCGGGGTACACGACCAGGGTGGGGTATATCTGGCTCGACCCCACCATACTGAGGATGCTGGACATAGCCATAGCCAAGCTCAACACCTGGAACCCGAAGAACCTAACGAGCTTTACCTTGGAGAACGTGCCGAGGGACTGGGGGAAGTGCGCAGCGGTCGGGGCAGCGTCCTCCTGCCTGACAGCCGAGGGCGCACGGTGGGCGGCCGATGAGTTCAGCTACTCGCTGAACGGGGTATCGCTGGACATCAACAAGTCCCAGCTCTACCAGAGCCTAGGGCAGAGCTACCAGCAGGAGTTCCAGGAGTGGGCACCCCTCATCACCGCCATACGGCCCATGTCCGTAGGGCTCAGGCAGCAGCGCTGGCTCTTGGGTTAGTGACAGGAAATTTGGACTATCCACAGTATTTATATGTGGAGGTTCAAATGTTTATCTATCTAATTGTCAACCATAAAACCGGAAAGTACTATGTGGGCCAGCACAAAGGCAACAACCTAAAGAGGTATCTCCAGACTAAGTTTTCAGATGCCAGACATCATCGAGGTGGGCAATCATACCTCTTTAATGCGATGCGGAAGTATCCTCAGGCTACACTGTGGTCCATCCACGCCCTCCGCTCCGACATCCAGAATAAAGCCGAACTTGACCGGACAGAAAAAGACTTCATCAGGTTCTTACGGTCGCAGGACCCCGAGTACGGCTATAATATCTGCCGGGGAGGGGAGGGATTCACCGGTCCTCACGGACCTGCGGCGAAAGCCAAAGTGACCAAGGCCCTAAAGCAAAGGTGGGCACAGCCGAGCTTCCGGGAGCACTGGAGGAAGGTTATGGGCGGGCACCCCACATCGCCCGAGACCAAGGATAAGATAAGGGTCGTCCGTGCCCTCCAAGACGAATCTGTGCGGGTCGCAGGCTGCCAAAAGTGGGTGGATGCGCACAAGGAGGAGGCGTCCGCCCGTCTGTCCCACGAGGCTCATGTACTGGGAGGCAAGGCCGGGTCTAGGCAGACCAAACAGAGGGCGGGGCGGCTAGGCTATGAGCGAAGCGGAAAGAAGGCCCAGCATGTACGCTGGCATGTTAACCGAGGACAGATTAGTTCAGGATGCCCTCTTTGTAAACCGTTAGAGAAGGGGTAGAAGTGAAACGCATCGTGTTCCTGCGCCACACTCAGACGGCCTACAACACGGAGCCTATCCGCCTGCGCGGGGGCCTGGACATCCCCCTGTCCCCGGACGGGTTCGCCCAGATACCCAGGGTGGTGGGCAGCATCAAGTCCAAGTTCTGCTGCATCAGGCAGGTATACAGCAGCCCCCTGGAGAGGGCGTCCATCCTCGCCACTACCGTGGCGCACGAGTACGGGCTGAAGGTGGAGAAGCTGGAGGGGCTGAAGTCCCGCGACTACGGCATCCTGAACGCCAAGCCAGTGTCGGAGGTCAGGGACGTGCTGGGGATACTCGCCACGGGGGCGGGCAGGGACCTGTCCCCCAAGGGCGGGGAGTCGATGAACGCCTTCCTGGAAAGGCTGACGGAGGGCATAAAGAAGGTCATCTACGATGCCCCCGAGGAGGGGCACGTGGTGGTATGCACCCACCTTGTCAATATCATGCTGGGGACGAGGTGGCTGTTCGCCGGGCTGCCGGACATAGCCGACTTCCAGTTCGCCTGCGGCGAGAAGGAAGAGGTACTGCCAGGGGACTGGGTGGAGGTCAAGCGGGAGTGGGTAAAGGCCTAGTCAAGGGCCTTCTGGATAAGGATGGCCCTCTGGATAAGGATAGTCAGGTCCTCGACCCTCCCGTGGACCTTGTCCAGGAGCCCACTAGGAAGGCTCTGGCTATTCTTCCTGACCGTCTCCAGGGTATCCATAAGCTCGGCGACGGAGTTGCCGAATCTCTCGTCCCTGGTTACAGGGGTCCTTTTCTTGGTTTTCCTGTTTGGTAGTTGCCATGCCATAACGTTTTTCCCTCCACCTACAGTATACACCAGGATACACAAAACCGGGCGGGATTCCTATAGGTAAGGGGATAGGGCGTAGGGAGGAATCATGGCCAACATCTCGGGGCGGAGGCGTCCCGTGCTCGGGTCGTATATCTCCTCGTAGCTGCGGCAGCGGACGCCATGGCGCAGGCAGGGGGCGAACAGGATGTAGTCGGGCAGTGCCTTCCTCTTCCTGGCAAAGAGGCGCAGGAAGCGCTGGAATAGGCCCATCAGATAACCCCTTTCCCCTCAAGGAAGACGGTGAGCAGCCCGAGCACGAGGCCAAGAACCATGGCCAGCCAGAACCCCAGCTCAACCGCCCGCTGGGCAGGGATGGCCCCCTTCGTAACCAGCCTGACCATCAGCAGGACGATGGCACAGGTGCCGCTTATGACCACGGCAGCATGGAAAGCCAGCTTCCTGAGCAGCTTTGTTAGGGACACGGTATAGGCCTCCTCTTATGCCGGAACGGCGGGGTATACTGCACCCTGACATCCTCCTTGAGCGAGTACAGCCTCTCGTAGGCCGCCCTGTAAGCCGGGCCCAGGATGTCCGCAGCTATCTCCCATAGGATATCGTTTACTTCTTCCTCGGGGAGCCTCTCTGCCCTCCCGTGGGTGACTGCTACCATTATACCTCCCAGTAGGCGCTGGCCGGGGTCTTCCCGTCGAGCACGCGGAGGACGTCCTGGGCGCATGCGATATAGCCGAGCACGTAGAAGGAGCCCTCGCCGTTCCGCTCGTCATCGGCATTCGCGGCCTTGGCCTTCCTGACGACAGCCTCGATCTGTTCCCTCAGCGTCATATCTGCTCCTCGGTAAGCTGGCTCAGCCAGCAGCAGGAGGCCCTCTTATCGTCCCGCTTGCGGACAAGATGGGGCTCCCGTATGTGCAGGTCCCTGGTGACGCACAGGTAGCGCACCGTCACGACCTCGCCGGGCTGGGCCTGGAACTTGTTCCTGAGGCTTACCCCGGATATCTCGTGCAGGGTACCGTCCTCCCGGTACAGCCCTATGCGGACGCTGTCCTTGCCGTCCGGGGAGGGGCCTATGACCACGGCATCGCACTCCTTGACGAACTTGAGCTTGAAGTGCTGGCAGGCATCCCCTTCCCTGTAGGGCTTCCTCATGTCGCGCACGACCACGCCCTCTGCCCTGGTGCGGATGAGCCATTCCAGGAAGGCCAGCTTGGCCCCCGTCCCCAGGACGGTGCCGATGACCTCTACCCCCGGCCCCGCATGGTCGAACGCCTGGTGGGCGATAGGCTCGCGGCTGCTGTAGGGCAGGACCCTCAGGCTGGAGCCCAGGAGGCTGACGACGTCCAGGACGATGAGCCGCTTGCCCACCCGCTCCGTGTCGATATAGAAGTCCGGGATGCCGCTTGCCAGGAGGGTGCCTTGCAGGGAGGGAGGGAGGGGCTGCGTGGGCTCCCCCTCCCGGTTGTAGGTCCTTATGGTGCTGCCGTGCTTCTCGACCTGCGTGCGGTGCCCGTCGTGCTTCTGCTGGAAGCCGTAGTTGTCGTCCCTGGCAAGGGCCATCAGCCTCGGTATACCTATCGGAGTCAGTAGCTCTGCCTTCATCACGGCTCCTAGTTGATAGCGAACTTGGCAGCGGTATTGGCCTCGGCGGCCTTCTCGGCGATAAGCTGCTCGGCAACGGCGACAGGCTGGCCGCCCTGCTTCGCCTTGGCGGCGTTGATGGATGCCTGGAGGGCCGCCATCAGGTCAACCGCCACGGCGGCGGGGGCCTGCTTCTCGACCACGGGGGCAGCGGTGCCGGACTGCTTGGCAACGATAAGCCCGCGCAGGTTGCTGGCGTAGGTGTCAGGGAACTCCTCGGTGTCGAACCTGCCCGTCAGGGCATCGGCTAGCTGCGAGAAGAGCCCCTCTTCCTGCTGGCTCAGGGCGACCATGGGGAACTTGTCGCACGCACGGACCTCGTGCTCGCGGCGGATGTAGTTGGCGATGATGCCGTCCTTGCCGTAGGGGCGGAGGACCAGCATGTACTCCTGCCCGCGCTGGACGTTCACGGCGAGGGCTACAAGGCCCTTGCCGAGCATCTTGCGCAGCCCGACATAGAACTTCTCGGCACCCTTCTCGGGCCCCAGGAACTCGGACGCGCCGTCGAAGTAGATAGGGTCAACATCGCGGGAGGGGACAAGGCGGAGGACCTGCATCTCGCCCTCGGAGCGGACCATGCAGGACTTCTTCTCGTCATCGCTGATGATGGTGAAGGTGCCATCGCCATTGGGGATGCCCTTCTGGACGCTCTCCTTGGGGACATCGACGCCGCACACGGAGCACTTCATGCTGCCCTGCTTTAGCTGCGAGTACTCCACGGTCCCGTCATTGGCGGCGGCGGAGCACTGGTGTACCATGTTGGACTTGAAGCCTTCCGTGGGGTCGTTGGTGGCCTTGTAGAGCTTCGCCTTAAAGGCAAGGCCAGGGGCGACCGAGATAGTGCCGGTCCATGTTGCCTTGCTGACATAGACCTTCTCTTTGGGGGCGGCCTGGGGGGCATTGGCGGGCTGCGGTTTGAGCACAGCGCTGAGCTGGCTGGCGATATCCGCTACGGTCCTTGCTGCTTTTGCCATGATCTTTTTTCCCTCCGCTTATAGTATACATCAGGATACACGGATATGGGCAGGATTCTTACAGCTTCCTGGCCTCGGTGACCTGCGCGGAGCAGACAGAGGCCGTGCTGAGGCCCTTAGTGCTGCGGGCGAGGCCCTCTGCGATGTCCTCCGCCAGGTAGTCGGCGTCGGACTGGCGGATGGCCCGGACCCTGACCCTTACCGTATACTCGTACTCGGGGATGCCCATCGGGTTGTCTTCCATGCCCTTGACCATGTTATTTTTGAAGTCCATGCTGCCCTCCACCTACAGTATACACCAGGATACACCGCCTCTGGCGGGATTCTGCGGGCGGGAGGACTACCAGCCCCTTTATCAGTAGGGGGCAATGGTAAACGAGATTCTCGTCCTTAACTCCAGCTATGTGGGGAGCCGCGACCTCTGGTGGATAGACGACCCCGAGGCAACGAAAGGGTACAATATCTACAGGGCGCACGACTACCCGAGCAACTGGAAGAGGCTGAACCGGGGAGGGGCATGGAAGGGGCACTTCTGGAGGGACCAGGCGGCCCTGGAGGAGGTGACCTACGAGGTGAGGCCGGGGGACTGGATTGACAGGGGGACGATGGGCACGTGGAGGTTTCGGCTCCCCGAGGCACCCTACTCCGACATCGTGGCGGCACGGCCAAAGCTGGCCACCAGCCCCGATGACGTCAGGGTCGTCCTGACTACCCCCTCCAACGAGACCGTGGAGGTACGCCCCATAGCCGTGGTGCCCCTCGACTATGCCGTCTACCTGCCGGCCGACAACGACCTCCCGAGGGGAGGGGCGGTCTCGGACCAGGCCCAGGTCTACACGGAGAATGTCAGCGTGGTGGACTACTCCGGGATACAGAAGTTCGAGGTGACCTACAAGCGCCTGGAGAACTACGTGGACATCTATACCTCCATGGTCCGGCAGTTCTATACCATCGTGCCTGTCGGGGACCACGGGGAGCTTCATGCGCCCGGCGCTCCCGGCACGAGGGTAGTGAACACCCAGGAGGTGGACAGCATGACCTGGGAGTACGCCGAGATGGTAAGGCGCAACCACTGGATATTCGAGCAGGTAGGGGAGCCGGCCTACATCCTGTTCAGGCGGACGAGGGGGGAGCCCTGCGGCTGCACCCGCCCGGAGTCCGGCCTCGGTGCCCCCCGCCATGGCTGCAAGTCGTGCTTCGAGGTCGGGATAGTGGGGGGGTACTACGGCCCCTACGACATCCTGTACGTGCCCCCGGACACCGCCCTGGTGCGCGAGCTGGACGAGGGAGGGGGCATAAAGGCAGCCAGGGAGAGCCGCAGCTACCTGACCAACACCCCCATCGTGCAGGACGGAGACCTCATCGTCAGGAGGAACGGGGACAGGCTGATTATCCACGGAGTAACCTCGAAGATGCCCAGGGGGATACTCCTCCAGCAGGACTTCGACACCGAGCTGCTGAAGCCCGGCGACACCCGCTACCTTATCCCCATCAACACGGGCCTGCCCACGCTCTACAACCCTGTGGTAAGGGACAACCCCGACCAGGGCCTCGACCCCCACCACCCGAGGGGGGACGGGGAGCCGCTCTTCGATGCCAGGGAGACCCTGCCCGGACGCGAGCCCTGGGAGAACACGGTCGAGGTGCCCATCGGCAGGACGGTAACCTTCGGGAGGATAGAGGCATAGGGCATGAGGTACCTATACCACTGTACCCCTGCCAGCCGCATCCCAGGAATCCAGAGGGAGGGGCTAAGGCCCTCGGAGGATACGAACTGGGGCGGGGACCTCGGGGCAGGCTCGCTCGGCAAGGTGTTCTTCTCCAGCACCCTGAAGGATGCCTGGTACTTCGGGGAGATTATATTCCGGCACGACCTGGAGACCTGGGGGACCATCCCGGCATACCAGCCCGTCATCCTGCGGGTAGGGGCACCCAGCCTGGGGGATGCCAGGAGCGGGGGGGACGCAGGCGAGTTCTTCGTGGAGAGGCCCGTGCCCCCTGGGGATATAGAGGTCTTCTGGCACGGGTGGAGGCCCATGGCAAGCGCTGGCCCCGGCTGGGAGGACATGGCCTATATGTTCGACGAGGGCAAGGGAGTTATCATGGACTGGGGGGGCACCCCCCTCGGGGGGGTAAAGGAGGCCATCAGGGAGGCCAGGAGGACTGCCTTCTCCACGCACAGGCGGACCGCGTCCGGGGAGGGCAAGCCCACGGTCTACTTCGGGCGGCACGGGCATACCCCCTACAACACCACCACGGGGGACTCCCTCGACAGCCGCATCCGGGGATGGGCCAACGTCCCCCTGGACGAGGAGGGGAAGAGGGAGGCCAAGGAGGACGCCAAGAAGTTCAAGAGCCTGGATGTAAAGGAGATATACTCGTCCGACCTGGACAGGGCGGCCGAGACCGCCAGGGAGGTGGCAAGGGCGACCGGGGCCGCTCTCTACCTTATCCCCAACCTGCGCCCCTGGGACCTGGGGAAGTGGTCCGGGGACTACGTGCGGGACCACGAGGGGGAGATGCTGGCGCTCCAGCAGGGCATGGAGAAGGCCCCGCCTGGGGGCAGGCCCTACAGGGAGTTCTACGACCGGGCGGTAAAGATAGTCCACTGGCTCCAGGAGAGGGCCAAGAAGGTGTTCGAGGAGACGGGGGGGAGCGTGGCCGCCTTCAGCCACTCCCGCCTCCAGCTCGCCCTGCCGTGCATCCTGACGGACGGGGACCCCAGGAAGATACCCCAGGGGGGAGGGCCGTCCCCCGGCCAGGTGGTGGAGATACGGCTTGAGGACAAGAACTGGGCCCTGAGGTCGCTGGACGACGATGCCGTGGACGAGAGAATCCAGGAGGCGGAGGGGGGGAAGGATGGCGAGGATAGGGACTATCCAACCCATAAGAGAGGCGTGGGCCTGCTCGGCAGCTTGGTTGCCGAGACTAAGAGAGGGACGGCTATGGGAATGGAAGCCAAGGATTTGACCGCCGACCTGGCCAAGACGGCCAGGGTGCTGTGCGAGGAAGACCACCCGAACCCAGACCAGGAGCTACAGGCCATCGTGGGGGACCCGGACGACGTGCGCACCAGCACGTTCGCCCAGTTCAAGCCCAACCCCGGCACCTTGCAGCTCCCCAACCCCCTGTCGCCGATAGAGGGGGACGAGATTTTCTTCGCCTACATGCTGCCCGGTGCCGTGTTCCAGGCCCATGACGGCAGCGAGTGGAACATCCTGTACTACGACGGTGGAGGCAAGATACAGATAGAGAACCGCTGGTACCCGAGGATTAGCTGGTTCGTGTCCATCGGGGACATCCGGCGCTCTATCCACCAGTGGATTGAGCCTATCACCCAGACCGTGCCGCCGCCGCCGCCCGGCGTTGACTACAGCGCCCTGCCCGTCAAGATAATGGACAAGGAGACGAACGTGGGCGACATCGACCAGGTGACCGACACGAGGCTAGGGCAGGGTAGTAGCTGGTAGCCGCGATGGGTACCCCAAGGAAGGACAACGGCCAGGAGGCCGACCAGCAGGAGTACGGCTCGGGGGTGGTAGCCGGGCTCATCATCGCTGTGCTGGCCGGGCCAGCGTGGCTATGGCATAAGCTGACCGGGACCGGAAAGAAGACGGGAGAAGATGGGAAAGCATCATAGGAACCAGGACCCATGGGTCGTCACGTTCTCGGACGAGGGCCGCGAGGAGCCCTCCTTCTGGGTCGGCCCGGGGTTCGAGACGTTCGGACGGCCGCTTGAGAGGGCCATAAGGCTCGGGAGCCTGGAGGAGGCCGTGGCAGTCATGCTGTACACGCCCATGAACAGGCTGTACGGCATCTCCGCGTGCAGGCTCCAGGATGCCGCCGCCTGCCTGTAGCGCCTATCCAGCCCTAAAGTAGGAGACAGCCATGCTCGACCTTACGGGCGGGAACCTGATTGCCTACATACGCCGCATCATAGAGGATGCCGTCAGCCGCAGCCCCCGGTTCAGGGAGACGCTCGGCGAGGTAACCACCCCCTTCAACAACCTCATCCAGTGGAAGGACGCGCAGGTCAGCATCAGGGACGTGTCCTCGGCAGGCAACCGCCTCTCCCCCGACTACTTCATGACCAAGCAGTACGGGAGGGCCATACTCGCCAAGATTGAGCACCATGACGGCTCCTTCATAGAGTGGCTCCAGGAGATAGACCGTACCAAGCAGACCCCCGTGGCCGGGACCTACTACCTCAACGTAGACTCCGTGGACGACCGGGACAACAGGGTAAGGCTGACCATGGAGCAGTTCCGCTGGGAGGAGGGGAAGGTGACCAACGCCCAGGGCTCCCTGGTCTACCTGGCCCCAGGCATAGACGGCACCACGCTGTCCGGCTACGTGGAGGGGAGGGGAAGCCCCCCTACCCCCCTGGTGACCGCCGTGAACGACGGCAGCTTCCCTACCGTCACCGGCAGCCCCATGGTGCCCGTGGACCTGCTGCTCTCCCCCAGGATAGGCTACCTTCTTACCCCCACCCTCTCCGGGCTTACCCTGTACGCGGGCTCCCCCCCTGCCCCCCTGGTCCCGCTGGTGGACTACTGGTACCAGCAGGAGGTTGACCAGGTCATCATCGCCAGCACCGTAGGGGGCTCCGAGGTGGCGAACATCCCCCAGGGGATGGTGCCCGTGCCGGGCTCCAGCCCCCCGCAGGAGATGAGCACCCTGGTGTCGTTCTCCCTCGTTGACCAGACGGGGTACGAGCTTCAGCTAGGGAAGGACTACGCCTGGTATGCCTCCAACCACTGGGTGGAGCTGTCCGCGTGGACCCCGGCGGGCATGACCATCACGGCCAGGACAGTGGTAAAGGCCAACCCCCTGGATGTCCCCGGCACCAACCAGGAGGACATATTGCAGGCAGGCGTCAGGCCGGGGGAGTCCCTGGCAGAAAACCAGGTGTTCATCCATACCGCCTACGGCGACTACTACTCCGCGACGGTGGACAGCAACGGCACGATAACGCTGCCCAGGCTGCTGCTGCCAGGGGAGTGGTGCCTGTGGGAGGTAAGGATACTGACCGGCCGGGGGGAGGTCGAGGGCAGGAAGTACCGCACCAACGAGCAGCTCATACCCGGCCTCAGGGTAGCGATAGGGGACAACGTGGTGGTAGGGGACCAGGTGGCCATAATCGTGTCCCCCGACACGTGCGAGACCTACGAGGTATACGGCTCCAAGGAGAACATCGACTTTACCCTGGACGTGCGGTCCAACGACCTACAGACCTCCTCGGACCTGAGCGAGCTGCTCAAGCAGCAGCTCCTCGTGATGAGGCGGGAGGACATGGAGGCGGACGGGGTGACCATATTCGAGGCCCGGCGCTCCTACCGGGGGACGCAGCGCGACCTGTCCGGCACCGCCCCCCAGTACGTCTACAGCGTGAGCATCGCCGCCATGGCCGACTGGAAGGTCTACGTGCCGCTGGTCACCAGGCTGGTCAGGCTGGAGATAACCAGCACCGCCGTGGCTGGCTACGGGCCGGCAGTGACCCCCACTCCGATAGGGAGGGCCTTCGGGGTCACCGGCTTCGTGCAGTCTTATAGCTAAGGGGGGGAGAGATGCGCCGAGGAAAGGACGGAAAGGACTGCCCCGAGGTCAAGACCGCCAGGAGATGCCTGGAGTGCGGCCAGGACGCCTATAGCTGCGAGCACCTCAGCCTGGAGGAGAGGCGCAGGCTCCTCAGGGCAGAGAGGCTGCTGCGTGAAGAAGAGGACCTACCTCCGGTGCCACCCTCCGGCCGTCCCTGAACTTGCCACGTGATACAGGCTCATCGTAGGAGCACAGGGAGCACTTCTGGAAGGACCCTATGACGTTCCCCCGGCAGTCCTTGTAGGGGAAGTCCTGGAACTCATGCTTGCAGGTCCTCTGGGCCTCGCTTAGCTCCTGGGATATCTGGAGGAAGGACGAGGATATCTCTGCCCCGTACGCCTTGCCCCTCTCCTCTATCTCCCGGTGCCTGCGCAGGTACCTCTGTAGCGGCGTCTCCTCCATGTTCCCGTCTCCCTAGCTCGTCGTTACTCCCAGTACTTGCCGAAGTCCTCCGCCCGGCCGCCGAAGACCTCCTTCAGCCGGGCAAGGTAGGCAAGGGTCTTGATCTTGACCATGAAGCCGTCGCCCTTCGCCACGACCCCCTCCCATACGGGGTACACGCCCTTCCTCACGTCCTCGATGAGCGGGCGGTTAAGGTTGCCCTGGTAGACTACCCTGGCGCACCAGGGGAGGTCGCCGAAGGACCTGGCGAACAGGCGGGGGTCCATCAGGCCCCGCTTGTAGAGGTTCATGTCGATAAGCCTAAGCTCCTTGGGCTCGTCCTGCACGTGCTTGCCCGCGAAGCTGCCGGGGCCGAAGAACTCCGTGAAGCAGATGACCCTCTGGACCCCCCGCTCTATGTCGTTGGAGCGGCGGGCAATCTCGTCCCCCATAGTGCCGAGGAATATGGGTATCGCCTGCCCGTAGAGCGGGTCCGTACGGTCGAATAGCTGCGTGCGGGTGCCGAACTTGTGCCAGCCCCTCTTCCTCGACCATTCCCACCTGAGGTTGGAGCCGTCGTACTTCTCGAAGGCTATGCACGGCACCCCGAGGGGGGCGTGCGTGCTTCCGGGAATCTCAGGGTACTGCTTCATGGGAATATGACGATGAGCATGGCGAGGACAAGGATACAGTAGGCCAGGCCTACGGCTATCGCCGCCGTTATGCGTGCCTCCTTCGACTCGAAGTGGTAGGGCGCATGCTCCGCGTACTCCCTGGTGAACAGCCCCGCCCTCTTGGGGACCTGGTAACCGAAGAACAGCCTGCGCAGCAGGTAGAGGAAGAGGGCACTCCCGGCGAGCAGGAACGGTATGCCGAGAGCCATCCCGGCAAAGTCCTTGCCGACTATCCGCCATGCCACCATGACCATGATGAAGATGCCCACCCTGGTGGTGCCGAACTTGTCAGCGGTGTCCACAGCGGCATTGAGGGCCTCCCTGAAGGTCACTCCTATGCCCTGCCCGATGTCCTTCCACTTCTGGACCTCGTCCGATACCCTGGGGGCCTGGGAGTGGCTGAGGCCCTCCGCCGAGACATACTTCTTGGGGACCTGGACAAGCTGGTCGCCGTCGTTCTGCGCCCATGCCGGGGCGAGGGACAGCAGGAGGAATGCAAATACTGCCAGGACTGTGGGTTTCATACGGTCTCCTTCTTCCTGAGTATGGGCAGCCCGTCAGAGTGGGCCCTGGAGTGCAGCTTGAAGGCCATGAGCCATCCCAGGGTCTCCAGGCCGAATACCAGGGCTATGCCTAGCCAGCCCTGGAGGCGGAGGAACAGCACGAAGCCGAGGAGGGTCCAGGCAAACGCCAGGACAATCCTACTTACGTCATCACGCCCCCGCTCCTGCTCCGGTGCCGTCATATAAGGTCTACTGCCGCCGCTTCCTTGCCCTCCGCCACGCCCTCCTGCTTGCCCTCGAAGGCAGCCTTCTCAAGGCATGTCTCGCATGCCTCCACGGTGAGTGTCCTGACCGGGCTCCCATAGGAGGTGCGCTCGGTGTACTCGGCCTCCAGCTCCGCCCCGCACCCCGCGCACTCGACCCTGATTTCCAGGGTCAGCTCGGCCGTCTTTGTCTCGATGGTTGTCTTCACTGCTCCTCCTCCTTGAACCGGTCATAGGTGCGTGCAATCTCCCTTACTTGGTCAAGGGTCTGGTGGCGCTTTACGGCCCCGTCCTCGAACACCGTCTCCAGGGCGTTGGTGCAGCCGGGCTGGCTGCGCGGGTCCCAGCTATCCGACTCGACCGTCTCCAGCTCCCCGTCAGGGTAGCGCAGCAGGTCGAACCGCCCCGCCATGCTGGCCTTGCTCGGGTCCGCCTTGGTAGTCTTGTAAACATCCTCCCAGAAGCCGCTCCTGCGGACGGCAGAGCACTTGAGGGCAAAGCGCTGGGTGTCGCGGTTTAGCTGCTGGAGGAGCGCCCCGCCCATCCCGTAGCCCCAGTTGTCCATGCTCCAGCCCGCACGGGTGAGGTGCGAGTTGATGCGGAGGATGTTCTGGTAGTTGACGCCGTCGCCCTGGATGCACCTAATCTGCGCGGGCAGCAGCTTCCAGCCCTTGGGGTGCGTCTCGAACCCGAACTTCTCCGCCACCATGTTGAACACGTCCTCAAGGATGACGGTAGGCTCGCCGCTGTCCGGGCGCAGCACCACCACGCCGTCACGGCGCAGCACGTGCTCCCGCAGCCGGTCGCCGAATATCTCCCGGACAGCCCGGTAGATATCGTAGCTGTCTATCACGCAGGCCACCAGCCCCTTGGGGACGGCATTGAGCATGTTCTCGTAGGCATCCCCCTCGTTGTCCTCGCCCCAGGTAGTGACGGTGCTGTGCTCCATGGCAGGGATGCTGAACCCCGCCATCGGCTTGTCGTAGTACTGCCTCAGCATCGCCAGGGCGGCCTTGGTGTCGGTGCCCAGGAAGTTGACCAGGTGGGCGGCACCGCCTATCGCTGCCGTCTCCTCGGACGAGACCCCCCTGTAGCCGAAGTCGTGCAGCTTGAAGTCCAGCAGGGAGGGGGTGCCGGTACGGGCAAGGTCCTCCCCGATGGCCTGCCTTATCTCGAAGGATAGGGTAGCCACGGTGATAGGGTACCAGACCTTGAGCAGCAGCGTCTCTGCCCAGTTGGTGAGCCATGGGAACTCGGGGTCCGTGTTCTCGATGGTCATCAGGACGTTCTTGACGGGGACGACGGTGCCCTCCGGGACAGCCCGGACGCGCAGCGGCAGGCTGCCGCCGTGCTTGGCATAGAGGCGCATCCACCCGTTACGGTTGAAGATGCCGTCCTGGCCGAAGTGCGCCTTGGCATGGTCGGCCGCCTCGGTGACGTCGTCCGGGCCGAACACCTTCCCCTCCAGGTAGGCCGCCAGGTAGTACTGGAGGCCGAAGAACATGGTGTGCTTCCAGAACCCCCCACGGGACGCAAGGTAGCTGTACACGTGCTCCGTGTCCTTGGGGAGCTGGAACCAGTGGGAGTCCTTGTAGCTGTCGTCCCTGTCCAGGGGGTTAACCTTCAACGGCTGTGGCATGCTCCTCCTCCTTCTTCCTCAGGCTGTATCCCCACTTGCTGGTGACATGGCCGAGCAGCATCCTGAAGAGGGGCCTGTGCTCCTTCTCGAAGTCCTCCTCGGCCAGGTCGTCGATACGGAACCACTTGGTCTCGGAAAGGTCGTCCGACCCGTGCCCGCCCATCGCCATGCTCTCGGCGACGAAGAACAGGGTCTTGTAGCCCTCGGAGGGCTCGCCCTTCCAGCGCCAGCTATCCACCCTGCGGGAGCCGATGTACTCCAGGCTATCGACATCGAGCCCCGTCTCCTCGAAGGCCTCCTTCTTGGCGTCCGCCTCGAAGGAGTCGGTGGTGAAGAGCGCATGCCCGCCAGGGAACCGCCAGAGGATGTCGTCCGGCTTCTTCCCGACTAGGAGCATCAGCCCGGCCCCTGGGGCATCGGAGCCTAGGCCCAGCCTGCAATCATGGACGATGGCGATATCCACCACGGTGACGACCCTGGGCCATAGCTGCCCCATGGCGTAGATGGCCCCTGCCCGGAAGTCGGCGGACTCCATGACGGTGTTGGTCAGGGTGGCACGGACCTCCGTGCTGCTGACCGCCTTGGGGACGTTGAATATCTCCAGCTCCCTGACAGGGTGCGTGCCGTGGTAGTAGGGGGCGAACGAGTCCCGGCTCCCGTAGAGCACGACCTCGGCGGGGACCTCCCCCACGGCATCGGAGATGCGGGAGTCCAGCTCCCTGCTCCACTCCTCGTCGGTCTTCTTGTCCCGGAGGGGCAGGACGGTGAACTCGGGGAACTTCGCCTGAATCATGCGCTTGCGCACCTCGAAGTCCAGGGGGTCGTGCCTCGTGGGGCCAACCCTGTTGCAGCCCAGGAACACGATTACCCGGCTGTGGCGGCCGCGCACGATGCGGAACAGCTCCATGTGCCCGTCGTGCAGCTCGTGGCACTGGAACCTGCCGACTATGACGCCGTAGCTAGGCTTGTTCATGCCGCTCGGTCCTCTCCTCCATCTGTATCTCTGCCAGCCCTTGGATGACGAGGTACGCCCCGTACTTCACCGAGGTGAGGGCATCGCTGCTGAAGTCCAGCTCCCTGCCGATGGTGCGCCCGTCCTCTGTCTCGGCGGTCAGCACCGCCCTGCTGGAGCAGGTGCCCGTGCCTCCGGAGCAGGTGTTAAGCCTGATGTTCCTCATCTGTCTTTGCCTCCCCCCCGTATCTGGTCCTGGCCTTCCCTAGCCTTACGGTAAGGCTGACATCCACCGTCGTGATGCCGCCGACGAACTCCGGTATGTCCAGGTTCTCGGTGAGCCACCCGGACGGGACGTCCATCCAGTCGGAGTCCCGCTCCCCGAAGCTGACCCTGAATACCGGCATGCCGTCCACGCAGTGGACATAACCGTGGAGCGTGGCCTCCGTGCCCTCCTCGTTGGTCTTGTTTATCCCGTATCCCACTATCCCCACCTCTCTATGAACAGGCTATCGTCCTGGTGGAGCGGTTGCACCTCTTTGTGCAGCTCCAGGGAATTGCACGTTTCCGTGCGCCCCTTCATAAGCTCTATTACTACCTCCCCTGGGCACCCCTTGCGGAGGAGGACAAGCCGTTCCAGCGGCTCCTCCCCCCCTCTCTTCGCAAGGCCGTCGGACAGGATGATGTCCGACGGGTACCTCTCTGCCATCGCCCTGAGGACACGCCAGATAGCCTCCGACACCTCCATGAGGTGCGGCTGCCCGTCCGAGTAATGGTCAACGAGGTACGTCATCAGAACACCTTCAGCGGGGCGGCCTTCTTGGTGCCGAAGTCCGTCTGCGTCTTCTCCGACGTCACGATATCGTACTTGCTCATGTCGATGTGCGGGTAGTGCGCTATCGTGTTGTAGAAGCGCCCGTGCATGGTGCCGGTGTAGAGGTTCTGGTACTCCTGCTTCCGGGACACCAGCTCCGTCTGGGCCTGGGCGAACTGGTTGTGGAAGACCTCCACGGACTGCTGAATCTGTATGAACATCCCAGGGTCCAGTGTCGGGTTCTGCTCCTTGATGAACTGGAAGAGGGCCCGTGACCCCGTGGGGCCGTAGCGCCCGGTGATGGCGTTGGTATAGAGGTCCTTTAGCTGCTTGGTATACTCGGCGGGGACCTGCGCCTTCTCGACCACGGTCTTCCACCCGTTGTCGTAGACGTTCTGGTTGTTGGTGTAGGCGGCGGTGATGCTGTTCTCGAAGCGGTTGGCCTCGTTGCCGAAGCTGATGTAGCCGATGACCAGCGATGCCCCGAGGAACAGCACGACCCCCAGGATGGCCAGCAGCGTGACTGCCAGTACGGATATTGCGCCTCTCTCGCTATTCATTTGCTTCTCCTTTGTTATCAGTAGTATCCGCCGTAACGGTGGTAGCCGCCCCCCTGCATGCGGTAGGAGACGTAGACGCTTGCCGCCACGTTGGCTACCTCCAGCATCAGGATGACAAGCAGCACCGTGCCGCTCGGCTGGTGCGCTGCGGCAAGGTACTTGAGGTCCTTCATGTGCCGCCTGTGGAAGTGGGCGATGGCCTCCCTGCGTACCGCCCCCATGATATCGTCCCGGTGGTCCAGGTTGCCTATGCCCTGGATATCGTCCCGCAGCAGGACCTTGATGCTCTCGTCCGTGGTCCACGAGACGATGCGGCACCAGTCGATCTTGGGATACCTCGTGACGCCGATGCAGACCACGAGGTCGTTCTTCTTCCCCCCGACCCAGGCCTTCTGGATGGCGTACTCGTAGCGGGGGTCCGCCGTGGGGACGATGACGATGATGACGTTCACCTGCTTGACCGTGCCCAGCTCGGCGTTCAGCCTGTTAAGAATCCACTCCCAGTCGTACCTGCCCGTGACAGGCACCCCGCCCATCACCAGGAAGCGGTTGACCCGGTAGTAGTCGTAGATGTTGTCGGGGTATGCGGGGATAAGGGCCTCGAACCCCTTGGGGGCATCATGCCGCAGCATGACGTTGCCGGGGGCGGCAAGCAGGTAGTTGGTAAAGCTGTGCGTCTCGGCGGTAGGCTCGCCGGTATAGACGGCGTCCCACCGCTTGGGCTCTATGAGCCCCTGGCGGTCCTCCCTGGCTATGCTTATCACCTTGCCGGTGGAGAAGTAGACGTCCCAGTCCACGTCAAAGGGGTGCTCGTAGCAGGTGTCGCAGTGCTCCGTGCAGCTCTCGTGCCCGTTGGAGTCCTCGGTGCATACCTCGTGGCAGTTGCAGGGGTAGGAGTGGGAGCAGGACACCTCGTTGCGCTGCCTGCCCGTGACGGTGCCGGACCATACCTCCGTGTCGGAGGTCACCCCGTAGAACTCGATGGCAAGCCCGCCCAGGACGGTAAGGGCGCAGGCCCCTATGGCGATAAGGAAGGGTGCCCACCCGAAGCTGTCCTTCCAGAAGACGTACTTCGCCAGGAAGCACAGGATAAGCGGGAGCAGCAGGAGCAGTGCAAGGTACATGTTATCCCCCGGTTATGTCCTTGACGCCGCCGTGGAGGGAGGCAAGCCGGTCGAGGACGCTGCCGCCCCCGGAGCCGACCTCTTCCATCTGGCTGCTTACTTTAACCCCTGCCCCCAAGCCGAACTCGGCAACGTCCAGGCTTACTGTCTTGCCGTCATTGAACTCGACCTTGATGAGCTTCATTTGCCCTCCCCGAGCAGCCATCCCGACAGCACCTTCATGGCCTCCTCCACGGTCGGGTAGCCGAAGAGGGGGGTAGCACTGCGGAGGGCGGCCCAGCGCTTGGCAAAGGGCCTACCTAGCTGGAGCCCGATGCTGTCAGAGGCCTGCTCGGCCACCAGGAACACGGCCAGCTCGTGCATGAACCGCTTCTTGTCCCTCATTGCTGAACCCCGTCGTCGCACTTCGGCTCCTCCCCTAGCATCTCCTGGAAGGGCTCCGAGCCAGGGATACCAGCGCCGGGAGTGCTGGTCTCGTCCCCCTGCTCCTCCGGCAGCTCGGGCTCGGGCTCGGGGGGCGGGATGGGCGGTAGCTCCGAGCCAGGGATGCTGGCACCGGGAGTGCTAGTTTCGTCTCCCCATTCCTCCGGCTGCTCGGGCTCAGGCTCAGGGGGAGGGGGAGGGGGCTGTACCACCTTCCCCTTGCCCTCTGCCCAGTCCTTGAGGTCCTGGAGGGAGTACCACCCCGCCTTAGCATGGCCCTCGTCCCAGGGGTTGAGCCAGTAGACGATGGTCCCGTCCTTCTCAAGCCTGGGGGAGACGTCGAAGAACCTCTTGCCTGCCTTGCGGAGTATGTCTACGATGCCGCTGTCCCTCTTGGCCTTCTGGAGGAACTGCTGCTCCCGGTCGGCATCCTTCCAGCCCTTGAGCGTATCCTTGTCCATGCGGCTGACGATGGCAATCCCTAGGCCCTGCCCGCCGAAGGGGTTAAGCCCGTGCGGGCTGAAGATGCCCACGGCGGCGTCCTTCCTCCTGATAGCGTCATAGACCTGGCGCAGGAGCCTGACTTCCTTCTTGCGGTTGGAGGTCACGATGAAGGAGCCCTCGTCCCACGCCGCCTTGAGCCCCTTGGCCGTGGGGAGGTAGAGGGTGCGCCAGTAGAAGGACACGGCCTTGACCGGGCCCTCGTAGTGTAGCTCGAATGTCTCGGGAAGAAGGATTCCCTCCCGGATGCCTCGCCTGACCCACATGAGGCTCTTGGGGACCTGCCGTATCCTGCGCCTGTTGACGCCCAGGGCACGGGTGTTCTTGGAGATGCCGAAGTGCTCCTGGACGCCCCTTATGCCCCACTCGTGCTCGGCGCAGAAGTCCTGGCCGAGGAACACCCCTAGCGCCTTGCTGCCTGTCCAGTCGGTGGGCAGGACCGTATCGAAGCGTGCCTCTCTCATAGTAAGTCTCCTGGCAGGGCATGGCTCAGATTTCGCTGGCCATGCCTGGATACAGTCAGCTACTCCGCATGCCCTGCCAGAGAGCTAGCGGGGCCTGCGGTTCGGGTTGAACCTTCCCCTGCCGGGGCGCTTCTGCCGTGGAGGATTGCTCGGCAGGTCAGCGCCGATGAACGCCCATACAGGGCTGGCCTTCATAAGCTCGTGGTAGAAGTCCTTCATCGTCAGGAACTCGCCCTTGGTGTTAGAGCCGAACTTGACCTCGATGACCTCCTCCACGCCGTTGGTCACCAGCCGTACCTTCCTGGAGGCACCGGGGCGAAGGCGATCACTTGCCTCCTTGTACCTCTCCAGCAGCCTGTCCTTGGTCGTAGGCAGCATCAGCCGGAAATAGTCCCACACCAGGCGGGCAGTCTCCCGCTCCTCAAGCCCGTTCCTATTCATTTGTAATCTCCTCTGGCCTCGTCAGTGCGGAGGCCATAATCTCTCGGGAGCGCCTTGCCTGCCCCCTTCACACTAAGTATACACTGGAATCACGGGCCTGCGGCGGGATTCTAGTCCTCTGCCTTGGCATAGGCATACCCCCTGCCGAGCAGGGCCCTGAGCCCCTGGGCATGCTTGCAGGGGGCCTTGATGCCGGTCAGGACGGAGCCGAACTTGAGCGTGGCGTCGATGCAGTTGCACATGATGACGGCGGAGCCGTTTCCCCATCCCGCCCTCTTGCCCTTCACCGCCTGGAGGTAGTAGCCCTCGTCAGGGAAGGTATGGGAGGGGGTCACGAAGGTCCTTACGGACAGGCTGTCAGGAAGGGTCCTGGCGGCATGCCAGGGGGTGCCAATCTCCCTGTACTCGCCGACCGCCATCCCTGGGAACCTCTTAGAGAATGCCGACATGTATCTCCTCCCCCCTTAGTATACACCCGTCCAGGGCCGCAGGTTCATGCTCGTGGTACTCCCTCTCCTTCTTGTCTACCTTCGTGCTGCCGTGGACCGGGCAGTCCCACTCCCACTTGGCGTTCCTGGTGCCGTTCAGCATCCAGTGCATCCTGCCGCAGATGCAGTCCTTCATCGCCTCCTGGCACTCGGGGCAGTCGGGGTCGTGCCACCTGAAGTGCTTGCAGTGGCAGCCGTGCCCGAGGCACCCGTCATGCCTGTCCTCCGTGCAGGGCGGGCACACTATATGCTTGCCTGCATTGGCCCTGCATTCCTTGCACTCGCAGTAGTGGCCCACGCACTGGAAGTGGTTGCCCGCCTCGCATCCCTCGCACAGCCTCGGCCCGCACACGTCGCAGTCGAGCGGCTCGCCCGTCTGCGGGTCAACCTCCCTGGTGCCCCCGCACACGTAGCAGGGGACCGTGTCCTTTATCATGACCCCTCCCTCAGCGGGATGTCCATCCTCGGGAATATAGTCCGGGGGAACACGTAGTAGTCCGCCTCGCCGTTGGGGCTCTCGGTGCTCCTGACCCCGCCGTGGTGGTCGCTCTTCCACTTGATAGGGCCGCCCGGCGCGTCCTCCCTCTTTATGCCCCTGAGCCTGAACTCGTTGTCCTCCTCGGCCCGGTCCTTGGCTATCCCCTCGCTCGTAAACGCCTGGCGGAAGGACTCGTTGTTGTACTCGGGGTAATGGAGGTTCTCGCGGCGGCTGACAATCACCAGCTCCCAGAACTCGGTCCACTGCTCTGCTGCCTTCCTGTTCATGCCCTTATCCCTACCTCTCCCAGGAACCTGCTAGGCGATACCGACAGGGTGTTGGGGCCACGGGGCTCCAGGGAATGCACGCATAGGGCAAGGCTGTCCTTTGCCCTCGTGCAGGCGACATAGAACAGCCGCCGCTCCTCCTCTACCTCGGAGGGGCTCCCCATGCTGAACCTGTGGGGCAGCGAGCCCTCTGTCACATTGGTAATATACACCCGCTGCCATTCCAGCCCCTTGGCACTGTGGATGGTGGAGACGGTAACCTCCCCCTTTTCCTCCTCTTCCCCGTCGTCGGAGGGCCTGTCCATGGCAAGGTGGAACACCAGGTCCTCGGAGGTCTTGCCGTCGTCCGCGAGGGACCGCACCAGGAGGAGGAAGCGGTCTATGTTCTCGTGCTTGGCCTTAGCCTTGCTCTCCTCGCGGCGGTACTTGGCGGAGATGTAGTCCTTGTACCCGAACAGCCGTACCAGCGCCTCCATGGCCCCGGCAGGGTCGTCCAGCATGGCCGTGGCCTGGGATATGCTGCTGTAGAACACGTCCAGCTTGTCCAGGGAGGTGCATGCCTCGACCAGGTCGCCGCCGTGCTCCTCGCTGGCCCTCTGGCGCAGCCTCTCGATGGCCACGTCCCCGATGCCCCTCTTCGGCACCCCTACGGCACGCACGAAGGCCGGGAAGTCCTTGTGGTTGACGGCCAGCCGGAAGTAGGAGAGGATGTCCTTGACCTCCTCCGTCTGGAGGAGCCCCCTGCCGCCCCGGACTATGTAGGGGATGCGGAGCCGTACCAGCGCCCCCTCGATGTCCCTTACCTGGATGGCGCTGCGCACCAGGATAGCGTTGTCCTTGTAGGCTATGGGGGCCTTCTTGAGCTGGCTGTCGTGCTGTATCTCCTTGGCGATGACGGCGGCTATGTCGGCCGGCATGCTGGACTTGATTATCCTGGTCAGCCCCGGCTGCGCCTCCTCCCCGCCGGGGACGAGGCCCCGGAATGGCATCATCTTGAGCGGGATGACCTCCGTCATGGCGGCGTTAATCTTGTTGCTCAGCCGGATGATGGAGGGCAGGCTGCGGTGGTTGCGGGAGATGCGGTAGAGGTCCGGCACGTGCCCCCGCCAGCCCTCGCTGAACTCCTTGAGCAGGCGTGGCTCCGCCCCCTGGAAGGCATAGATGCTCTGCGCCAGGTCGCCGACGCAGTAGAGGTTAGGGTTGCCGTCCGCCAGCAGGAGGTTGACGAGCCTCCACTGCACGGGGCTGGTGTCCTGGCTCTCGTCCTGGAGGACGTGGTGGAAGCGCTTCTGCAAGGCCGCCCGCCAGTTGTCCTCCCCCTCCCCACGGCGGACCACCAGGTGAATCATGTCGTCGAAGTCAACCGTGCCGCACTTCCGCTTCTCCTCCTCGAACAGCCTCCAGAGCCTTACCTCCCAGTCGTCCAGGGCATGGTACCCCTTGTGGTGCTCCAGCGCCTCCTCGTGGACGTCCTCCGTATAGCCGTCCGAGAACCCCACCCCACGGGCACGGTGGTAGCCGAGCTTCTCCAGGAAGCGGTAGGCGTTCATCTCCACGCCCATCTCCTGGGGCATGCGCTCGATGAGCTTCTTGCACATCTGCGCCTGGTCGTAGTCGTCCATGGGCGTGACCCTGCCGTCGAAGCCGAAGCCCTCGGGGTCCTTGCGGATGGCGCTGAGCGCCAGGGAGTGGATGGTGGAGATATGGGGTATGTCCGACCCCGCAGGGCTGGCCTCCGACAGCCCTACCCTGCGGGCTATCTCGCCGGCCGCCTTGTTGGTGAAGGTAATGCAGCAGATGCGGAAGGGGAGGACGCTGTTCTCCATCAGCCAGGCTACCCTGGCCGTGATGGTGGCGGTCTTGCCGGACCCCGCCCCGGCGATAAGGCAGGCAGGCCTGCCGATAGGGTGGGCGACCGCCCTTAGCTGCTCCTCGTTCAGGAAGCTGTAGTCGAACTGGCTGGTCATGGTTTAGAATACTGCCGGAGGGCCCATAGCATGTTGCGCAGGAACGAGCTTACCCTGACCGTCAGGAGCCTGTAGAGGATGCGCAGCACCCACCCGCAGGCCATGTTCCTCGGTGCCCTGCCCAGGAGGAGGTTCGTTGCGTCCCTCAGGCCGTCCCGCCCGAGGGGGTGAAGGACAAAGTCATTGCCTAGCAGCACCCACAGGTTATCGCCCCTCGGGTGCCCCAGGTTGAAGTATAGGAGCTGCCGTATAAGGTCGGTGTTTGCCTGCTTGTCGGCATCGTTGTGGGCCTTGTCGTAGTAGCCTGCCCCTGGGACCTCATAGTGCATATCAGTGCCACCTGGAGTGCCACCTCCGCCTGATGGGAGGCCGCTTGCCCTGGTGCCTGAGCCTCTCCAGGCGCTCCAGGAACTCCCTCCAGAGCCTCTCCCTGGCGGCCTTAGTCAGAGGCCATACTGCCATCGCTGCCCTTCTTCTTCCAGCTCCAGTACCGCCCCTCGCCGTAGTCGCTGGCAGCGGGGCGCTGTAGGGTACAGACTACCCACTCCAGGGTCTTGCTGCACAGCGCCCTGTGCCATTCCCTGTACCCTACCGTGGGCTCCCCCATCCCCCTGCCGTTGTCCATGTACTCCCTGAGGGAGCCGGACAGCCATGCTAGGGGGAGGTACACCCACCAGGGCATCATGACGAACGACATCTTGTCGGCGAGGGCCAGGCGGGAGACCGGGCGCTCGAATATCATGCCCTTCTCGGCGATATAGCGGGAATGGTAGAGGCAGAAGTCCATCCAGGCATAGGATATGCCAGGGCCCCTGTCCAGCAGGCGGTGGGCCAGCACTGCCCCCGGCCAGGGATGCTTCCTCCCGCTCTCCCCGTCCATGTCCTCCTTACCCCAGTAGCCCCAGTCATGTACCAGGAAGCAGAGCCACAGCCTAAGGTCCCGTGGGAAGCCGAACATGCTCCTCCACGCCAGGGCCACGTACAGGGGGTGGATGAGGAACTGGTGCTCGCCGAACAGCAGGCTCTTGGTGCCAGCCCTCATCTTGCCCGGCTCCTGCTCGGGTCGGCCGGCACCGTCATCTGCGGGTTCTCCGGGTCGTAGTGCCTGGGCGGGAAGCCCTTGTTGCGGTCGAAGGCCTCTACCGCCGCTATCAGGATGGTGGCCGTCTTGAGTATGCCCTCCCTCTGCTCTGCCGGGGTGGCCTTCATGGATGCCGCCCGGCCAAGGTAGATGGCGGCGTATGCCACCCAGTCGTTCAGGGTGTTCCTGTCGTCGAAGGCCGTGCCCCAGCTCTTCTCCTGGTATGCCCTCTCGGCGGTTATGTCCTCTAGGATGCTCATCGGTTGCCTCCTAGGGAGAATACTATGTTTTAGGGGTTTGCTCGATGTCGCCGTGCTCTATGAGGTCGGCCAGCTCCCAGCCGGCCTGCCTGATGGGCTCCTCCAGCTTTTGCCCGGTCCTGTACATGCCGATGCGCATGGCCTCCTCCTTGAGGAGGGTGAGGCGGGCTATGAACTGGTCAATCTCGGTACGGCTTGCCTTCTTCAGCCTCCTGCCGCCCATGTGCCTATTCTCCCTTCAGCAGGCCCTTGCTCGGGGACGACGTGAAGCAGGCGGTGATGAACTCGTGCGTGACCCGCATCAGGCCGTCGGCACCTGCCTGCACGTACTGCTGGCCCTCTGCCTCTGCCACGGGGGTGCCACGGCGGAGGCACGTGAAGCAGCGCAGGTTGTTGAAGGCGTAGTCCAGGACCTCGGCGTTCTTGTTGCCCTTGTAGAGGTTGTTGATGTCCGAGAAGGAGAACGGCTTCCATCCCCCGTTCTTCTGGCATAGGCGGACGATATAGTTGGCGGATATCTCCGTCTCGTTGTGGTCGAAGGCGGACCAGAAGTGCCCCGAGGTGTCGATATGCTCGGGCTGGATAGGGTAGCCCTTGCAGGTGTCGTCGATAGGCGTCTTCATCGCTTGTACCCCTGTGCCTTGCGGATTTCGGTGCGGGGGGGCCTTGATACCACCCGTGCCTTGAACTCGTCGCCGAAGGCATAGGGGAGTATGCTGGCAAAGTGCTCGTGGGCCTGCTCGGCGTTCTTGATGTCGAACCCGTCAGCGACCCACGACCGGTCAACCTTTACCTCCAGGGTCCATGTGAACCACTTCCTCGGCCTGCCTCTCTTCTTCATCGGGCCTCCATGACAGATATTCCTTGCATCAAAACCCCCCTTAAAAGGGGGTTTTGTTACAGAGTGTGTTTGCGGGCGTGGTCGGTCCTGATGAACTCCCTCACCCTGGCGGCGACCCTCTGGCCAGCCGCACTTGGGGCACAGCTTGCCGACCTGCGAGCCGCAGCGGCCGAGCCCGTCATGGTACGAGCACTGCACCCTCAGGACCTCGCCCTTGAAGGAATCAAGCCCGAACTCCCCTGGCTCCATGAGTGCCTCCGTGCCTACTATACATCGGGGGATTGGATTACTTCCTGAGACGCCTTGCTATGCCCCATACGGCAAGGGCGATCAGCCCTCCGGGAAGGAGGACGGCAGCAATGACGACAAGCGCCTTCCTGGCCTTCTTCTTCATAGAAAAGAATTAGGGGAGCGTGGCCGGAGGCTCAAGCATATTCACCCGAAGGCTACTTGCTCTCCATCCCCGGACCTACGCCCCCCTCTTTCGCCGGAAACCGCTGGACCTGGTTGGCAAAGGCTGCCCCCCGAGGGGGGCTAGCCCTTTAGGTTTAGAAGGAAGGGCCAGCATTCACCGGCTAAACCCGCAATACTCCCTATCAGTATACCTCGTGGACGGTCTTGCCACCAGCCCGTAGCCGCATGGCGTCTCCACGCTGAGCGCCCACTCCAGCGAGGTAGCAGGGCCTCCCGGCCACTCTATGGGCCCCAGCCCCGGGCCGAGATAGGGGGGCCTGCTGTCCCGTAACCAGTGCGAGCCTGCAAGGTACTTGCCCGACCTTACTACCTGGACAGTCATCCCCTTACACCTTACGCCGCATACGAGCACTTCGTGCTGGTGCAGTACTCCCCCTCCGGGCAGTAGGCCAGGGGGGAGCCGCACCAGGGGCACGGGTCCTCGCCATGGTCCTCCATGCTGTCAGAAGGGCACCTATGGAGAACCTCCTCCAGCTCGTCCGCGGCCTGCTCCTTGCCCAGGGGAAAGTGCCCCGTAGTGACAGTGGAGATGATAGTCTCCCCTGCCAGGAGGCGGGCGTTGAAGCGCTCTATCTCCGCCCTGGCCTCATCGCACTCCCTGCGCCACTTCCCGGCGAGCCTGGCTACCTCCTGCCTGAGGGACATGCTAATGCTTAATCTCCTCGGGCGGGAAGTAGGGGTTAGGGCTGTGTCCGGCCTGCGTCACTATCTCCTTGGCATGGCTGGAGTCCCTGGCCTTGACCAGCACGTTGGGCCCCATATAGGCCCTCCCCCCCGGAGCATCCACGACAGTGGATACCCGGAAGTCCCTCGTCCCTGGCCTCAGGTCTATCTCCTTCATGTTCCCCTCCCTAGGCTGCTAGGCGGAGCCTCCTCTTCCTCGCCTTGGGGCATCGGCCATGAACTCGGAGGCCAGCCTTTCAAGCTCGTACTGGGTCCCCACCCTGACAGAGAATACTGTGTCCGCCTTCTCGGGCGTGGGGACCAGGGTGCCACGGGCCCTGGCATGCAGCAGGAGCAGGTCGTAGACGCTGGCCTTGGCAACGTTGGTCATGGCCATGGCAAGGGTCTGGATAGTGCTGCGGTTGTTGTACACGTTGACGGAGTATCCCTTCCGCACGGGCATGACGCAGTCGCACCAGATGACCTTGCGCTCCTTCAGGTCGGCGATGAGCGGGACTCCTGCCCGTGCCTTCATCGCCAGGTCGGCCTTGTCCTCGATGGTCCTCGGGTCGTACACCTCGCCGGACTGCGGCTTGTCCCGGAGCATCCAGCCAGCGAAGCACTCCGGCAGGTCGCAGAAGTCCTGGCGCGTGAACCCGTTGACGTTCATGAGCACGTAGCGGACCCTGTGCCTGACGGCCTTGCCGATGTCGATGTCGATGAACTCGCTCGCCCCCCTGGGTGCGCTCGTGATGTCGCCGGAGTGGCAGGCGAAGCCGTTCCTCAGGCCGTAGTAGGTGATGCTGTCCACCTGCTGCCAGTCCTGGTCGTAGAAGACGGCGGACAGGTCGAGGTCCACCCTGGTCTCGTACCCGTACCTGTAGGACAGCCCGTCCGGGCTGTCCCCGTCCGCCTCGTCCGGCACCGGCCCCTTGGTGTCCTTCCACCAGATGAACAGGCGGACGGTGTTCTTGTC